AGAAGAGAAAAGAAAAAACATCGCGGACTTGTTATGGCAGGTTACGTTAGCACAAAAAAAGGAAAAAACACAAGAAACACGAGAAAAATTGAGAGAAGGCTCACGGAGCCGAGTTGGACCACCGATGAGAAGTGGTGAGGAAGTTGATGAGAGAATCATCGACATGGAAAAAGAAATCTACACCTCTCTTTTTGATGACGGGCATGATATCCGTCAGCCATTTGTCCAAGCCAGTTCTGCTGGTCGCATCAGCACCATTCAGATCTGAACGATACCGAGACACAGTCCCCGATGGCTTGACATGCCACACGTAATGAGGCGTTGGCAAATTCGATTCCACCCAATGAGCTTGAGGCCCAGGGCTCTTATCGAATTCAGTCTCCAAGTCTAGCTTGGTTTTGAGAGTGGTATAGACTTCCTGATCAACGAAAGTCTCTTCCTCAGGAGGGAATTCCTCCTCATCTTCGTCCACAACGAAGCCAGTATTCGCTTCGATGTTCTCGTCCTCGGCAGGTGAAGGCGGCTCAGCAGGCGGTTGATCTAATCCGCTTTGTTCTGCTCGGCAGTCTCCTCCGTGCCCTCTTGAAAACCCGACCCCGAGGAGCGGAGACGGGCTTGAATTCCGAAGTGGAAAACTTCGGCTTCGGAGACCTTCTTGGAAAGGAGGACTCCCAGGACGAGGATGGCTTGGGGAGCTTCCTCAAGGGCACACCCGGCAATCTTGTAAGACAAGACAGACGGGAGCCTGGGACGGACAACTCCGTGAGCCGTTTCCTTGGTGAGAGCGGTCAACGCTCTGCCCGGAACTGAAAAGAACTCCCGGTGAGTGCTGGGAGCTTTGGACCCCGCAGGGGCAACACAAATGAAAAAGATCGCATTGCGATCGGAAACGTCTATCACATCGGCGGCCAGGGAGGTCATCCAAGCAGCGCTGTGGCCAACAACACTCTTGACAATTGCTGCGTTGTCACGCAGCTTGATCACGCCGGCAGCGTAATCACTTCCTTTCGGGACGGTCAGAGAAGCCGAGAACACGGCCTCTTCTGGGGTGCTGAATGAGATCGTCATCTTCAGCGTGATGAGTGGTGGGTGGTGGTGGTGATCGAATCCAATTGTCGTAAATGTAAGACAAATTCCTTAATAGGCTCTTCAACTGATGTCTTGCATCAGTGGTCGGGGCTTTCTCCAGGGACATTTGGATCTGAACGGTGAGGTCGGAGAGGCTCGTGACGGAAAGATGCTTCACGAGTCTGGAGTTTCGAAAGCAGAAATTGATGAACCAATTCTGCATTTCCATGAGGTCAGCGGGCAGGACGTCGTGTAACATGTCAGCCTGACGGTACGCGAAGTAGGCTTCCAAGAAATAGCTATCTAGGACTTTGTGAAGCTCCTTGGTATGAGCTTTGTACAACGCCTTAAGAGCCAGAGGAAGTGGATCACGGATCGCGCCAGAGGGGTAGAGCAACCAACCGCAAAACTCTGGGAGCGACGAAAAGCTTTCTTTGGCGACGAGTGTGAACATGTGTTCATACACAGCCCAGATACCGCGTTGAACTGGGGAACCCCAGAAGATGCTGTCATCTCCGGAGACGGCAAGAGTCATCCCTTTCAGCTCATACTTCATGCTCATGTAGGCCAGGTTGTACAAGCTGTTAATGATGTAAGTGCCGGGTTCGCCGGTGAACATCATTACAGCACTATGGCCGAAGCTCGTGCTGAGATCCGTCTTGAGTCGGAAAAAGAGTTGAACGAATTCGTCAGGGTAGCCACGCCACTGCAGGAGTTTGATGATGAACCAGATGGCCTCGCCGGTGCAGGATTGATCATATGCCGTGAAGTCGTTGGTGAAAACGTCACCACCTTTGGCATGTTTCTTGCACCAGTCATCCAGTTCCAAGAGAGTTCGACCGCCGAAGATCATGGCATTGTCGGGCAGTACTCCGGACATGTACTCGTGCATTTCTCGCATAGCAGCTCCCATGGATAGCAGGATCTGGTCCTGGAAGAGCGCTAATGTTTGCCCTGGTTTCACTTCGGCCACGGAGTCAGAGAGCCACCACTCGTCGTCATCGGTTACTGGTGCTGACAGGACGGTGGTCCTCTTGCTCTTCACTTGAGACTTGGCGAAGATCTTGGCGAGGAACTCGCTTTGGTCCGGATCAGTTCGGGACACGTTGGCTTCAAGTTGGGCGGCTGGTCGTTCCATCTTCTTGGCGACCAGACCAGAGTAATGCCGTTGAAGGTCCTCTTCAGTGACCGGTTCCGCTTCGTCCAGATCAAACGTGTCCAAGAAGTATCCCAGAAGCATGGCGCCCAACTTCTCCCGTTTGGCGCAGTGGTCCAGGTTCTCTTCGAGCGACCGGAAACGCATCCGTTTGTCAACAGCAGCGGGCACCAGCGTCTCATCCTTGTTGTCCTGTTTGGCGAAGACATGCGAGATGGGGTTAGCTCCGTCCAGGTCTCGAACTTGATTAGACGAAACTCCTCGGAACTGGAACTCCATCTCCTCCTTGCTTCGCAAGACTTCAAGAAGGTG